TAACAATTCTATTGCTGCAGAGGTTGGAACAAACTATGAAGATTATGTTGATTTAATTGCAGACAACGGAGAGCCAGGATTTATTTGGCTAGATGTTGCTCGTAATTACGGAAGACTAGCAGATGCGCCAGACGGTAAAGATTATCGTGTAATGGGTTTTAATCCATGTGCAGAACAACCGTTAGAATCTTATGAGTTGTGTACGTTAGTAGAAGTTCATCTAAATCGTCATGATGACAGAGAAGACTTTCTTCGTACATTAAAGTTTGCGTATTTGTATGGTAAGACTGTTACTCTTATGCCAACACATTGGCAAACCACAAATGGAATTATGCAACGTAATCGTCGTATTGGAACATCATTAACTGGTATTGCATCATTTGCTGATACAAAGGGAATGCCAGCACTTCGTAAGTGGATGGACGAAGGGTATAAAAAGATTCGTCAGTATGATCATTCATACTCAGAATGGCTATGTGTACGTGAATCAATTCGTGTAACTACCGTCAAACCTTCAGGCTCTGTATCATTATTATCTGGTGCAACACCAGGAGTTCATTGGGGTCCAGGAGGAGAATTTTATTTACGTGCTATAAGGTTTGGAAATACAGACCCAATGCTTCATTTATTTAAAGCAGCAGGGTATAAAGTTGAAGCAGACCTAGTATCTGCCAACACTTCAGTAGTATATTTCCCAGTAGCGTCTGGACATCCTCGTTCTGAAAAGGATGTAAGTCTTTTTGAAAAAATTGGTTTGGCTGCTACCGCTCAAAAGTATTGGTCTGATAATGGAGTATCTGTAACACTGTCCTTTGATAAAGAAACAGAGAAAAAACATATTGCTCCAGCACTTCATCTTTATGAGGGAGAACTAAAGGCTGTTTCATTTTTACCAATGGGAAATCAAACATTTCCTCAGCAACCATATAGCAATATTACAAGAGAAGATTATAACTCTTATGTTGGCAAGATTGCAAAAATTGATTGGTCTGCAATCTATGATGGCGTAGAAAATCTAGAAGCACAGGGTGAGGCTTATTGCAGCACAGATGCCTGTGAAATTAAACTTTACTAAGGGAAAAAATGAAAAAAATATGGGCTTCAATTGCAATTTTTGTAGCAGTTGCAGGAATGTTATTTGTTGTAGACAAACCAAATAAAAACTGTATAAATCTTTATGTTGACTATGGGGTTTTAGATAATGGGAAAAAAATAACAAAATGTATAGAAGCATCTAATAACACAGTTGCTTTAGATATTTTAAAAAGGGCTAACCTTAAAATAGAAGGAACTAATAAGTATGGTCTTGGTGTTGTGTGTAGGATCAATGGACTACCAAATGAAAAAGCAGAGTCTTGCGAAACAATGCCACCAGCAGAGGCATATTGGGCAATTATAATTAAAGAAAAACAAAGCGTTCCTCTTCCAATTAATGAGTGGGGCTGGGGACAACTAGCCGTTGATCAACAAGCATTAAATCAAGGAGATTCAATAGGGTTAGTTTGGACTGGTCCGACAGGAGAGTTAAAGTTTCCATGAAATTAGCCTCTAAGAACCTAGATAGTGTTATAGGGTTTCCGTTACAAAAACATAAACCAGCATCTATTCAAAATGTATTTCAACTGGCTATAAATTTGTTTGTAATTTATATAGCCAATGAAATTACAGTTGATATTTGGCGTTCTTTGACAGGGCATTGAAATAATCTTATAAATTAATCTCTACCCTGCTATAATAAGGTTATAGGAGAAAAATGTCTAACCCATCAAATTTATATGCAGAAAAGATATACTCTGAGCATCCGCTTGTTCTATGGGCATTAGATGATACGGTTGACTATAAAAGTTTAATTTCTGAAGCACAGCGCAATCTTGCAACTTTGTGGACACCAACAAACGCTACTCTTGCAGCATCTGCTGTAGATATAGACAAGCCTTTTGTAGATAGCCATTTATCAAGAATTCGGGTTAACGTTCCAGTATCAGAAACAATTGAGGCGTCAATTATTAGTCCAAACATACTTAATTTTAATACTCTTGCAGATCTTGGAACATTTACCGTTGGCGCATATTTTTATTCAAATAGTTTATTTTTACAAACAGTGTCAATAGGTTATGAATATACAGATCCAGCGACGTCAACGATAGTTCAAAATTTAAAAACCTTTACTAGCACACTTTATCAAAAGTGGGGATTTATTTCTGAAACTTTTGAAATACCAAATGTTTCTGCACAACTAAGGCTTGTTTTTAAAATTAAAGTTTTTGAGGGATCAGCAACATCTGCAGACAACGAATTTTATATAAATGGCATTACTTTGGGGCAGTGGAATGAAGAATTTAATACTTATTCTTTAAACGGAATAACAGAAACTACAGTGCCATCAAACATAAGCATTTATGGTGGTTATGATGCGGTAGAAGCACAAGCATACGGAATTGCAGAAGACTCTGGATACTATATCACTGAGGGTGGTTTAAAATGTAAAAATGCAGGGATTCCTTTAGTTTACGGTGCAAGTGGAGTTACAAGACTAGAGCCAAACACTGACGCATCCTTAATACTTCCAGGCAAAGGATTTTTAAATAAAAAAGGTCAGTACAACGACTATACAATTGAGTTCTGGGCAAGAATAGCAGTAAATACATCTACACCATTTAAAATATTTGGACCAATAGCCTCAGAAGATGGATTATATGTTGAAGACGGATTCTTAACATTAGTTATTGGCGATCAGTTTGCATCACACTTCGTTGGTGAATGGTTTAGGCCAATGCTTATTCATATTCGTTTAATTAGAGATTCTGCATCTTTATTGGTTAATGGTGAAGAGGTGTTGTCGTTATCTTTAGATACCGCAAGTTTAACTCTTCCAGAAGAACTTGATAACAGCGGAGACAGTCAAGATTGGATAGGATTTTATGCAAGCAATAACGTGTATCCCTTTGAAATTGACTGTGTTGCTACATACTCTTATCAGGTTCCAGTTACCGTTGCAAAACGCAGATGGGTTTATGGTCAAGGAGTTGTTTCTGCAGAAGGAATTAATTCATCATATGGAGGAACAACTGCTTTTATAGATTATCCATTTGCCGATTATACTGCTAACTATAATTATCCAGATTTTGCTGGCTGGGATCAAGGAAGTTTTGACAATTTAGCAACCACTCAAACAAGTTTAAGAACACCAGAATATTCCTTACCAGAAATATTTCTAGGCACCAAGACATTACAAGAATTATACGATGATAACAAAGATGTACAAGATAACGAGTCTGGTCCAGTCATTACAGATAAATTCTTGTCTTTTAAACCTAACAATACCTGGAATTCTATTGAGTCATATATTAATTTTTCAAGGTTTAACTTATTGTCAAGCGAAGTTGAAACTTGTTATGGAGTTTTTAGTTCTCACAACCTAGCGTCAGATGAAATATTGTTTAAAATATACAACCCTCTAAATAATAATTATTTTACAATTCTTAAAGACGGAAATTTAATTAAATATTCTTTAACCTATAATGGAACTACGCAATTATTATTTACCTCTAGCGCAATAACAGCCAACAGTCTTTTTGCAGTTGGATTTAATATAAAAACATTATCAGAGAAATTTGGCAGTGACGTAAATTCATTTTTTGGAAATCAAAGTTCTTTAAAGATGTATGTGTGTGGAGACGACTCTGGAGAATATACTTTTACAGGAAGACTCTATTCTGTTGGGTTGGGGACAACAAGAAATTCTACAAAAATAACAACTTACATTGACACAAATGGTTTTGTTGAATTAGACAAAGGGCAAGAATTAATTGATCATACAGCAAGTTATACAATTCTTCCATCAGAAGCATATGAAAAATATTTCTTAGATATAGGCGTTGCAGGGTACTGGCAAGACTATCTACCACTTTCTTACTTTGGTCAATTTGTAAAAAATAACAGTGGTCAAGAATTTTATGAGATAGACTTTTTACAATTTAACTTAGGATACCCAACAACAACCACTTTACAGCAAGAATCTGGAGCATCTTCTTATTATTATAATACAGAAGGCGCACAGATAAAAAGTTATGTAACCTTTCAATATGTTGCAGATGGTGCAAACATTCCCACTTCTTTTGCTAATGAAGAACAGCCAGATGAGTATAAAGTCCTTGACTTAAATAACTACGAAGACTGGGAAACAACAAGGTTTGAGATTTTAAATAATACATTGATTTATCCAATTAAAACTATAGACTTTAATAAACTTGCAATTGTCTATAGTCTTGAATTTAATAGTCGTGGAGTTTTAACTAAGCCAATTTTATTAAATAAACTACAGTTGGCCTCTCAAGCATTTAACGACAATTCTTTTAATCCAGTAGGAACAAGGTTTGGAGTAGACCTATTTCCATATAAAAAGAATGGAATTTATTTTGACTACAAGTCTAAGAATCCATTTAGCATATATAAAGAAAGCACCCCATACTTATATTTGACAAAAACATCTGGAATTGAAGTTCGTGGTGAAATAAATATTCTAGAAAATCGTGGACTAAATCTACCAATTAACAAAGAATTGGCAACAGACTACAAGGTAAGCGCTATGCAGTTGTGGTTGAGATATGACCAAGATGCGTTTCCAGCAACAGCAACAGAGATTTTTGAAATTAATCACAAGAGTGGAACCTTAAAGTTTTACTTGCAGGCAAACAGCGCTGACCTAGATAGAGGCAGAATATTTGTTTTAAATCAAAATGGTGTGCCTTACAATGGTGTTGGATTTTATTTAAATGGTAGTCTAGTAAGAGAGCCAGTCCTATCTCTTAAAGAGTGGTCTTCAATAGGAGTAGCATTTTTAACATCCCTTGTTTATAACTCATATCTTGGAAGCATAAATCTCACGGGTCCAATATTATTTAATAACATTGCATATTATCAGGCAAATAGCCTACTAGAGGTTGAAAGCAGAACCTTTAGGCCTTGGTTCCAGGTATTAACAGACGGTATCACGACAAATGATTGGCAGTTCTGGTTTAATAACTTTACTTGGGACGGTATGTTAGTAATAGGATCATCAGAGTTTTATGGTATCAACCCCTCAGATATTTATAAAACATATATAGGCACAAATAAGATAATCGTTGATGACGGAGAAGGCTTAGTCTATCAACCTGAAAAATTAAATGTATATGCAGATACAGAATGGTCAACCAACGTCTCAACACCAGTATAGTCTGATATACTTATGGTTATGGAATCTTTAATTAACCCAAAAACTGGTAAACCTTATGTTAAAAATGTACGTCGTCAGGTAATAGATAAGCACTATGACTGGGGTCTTTACGTATATAAGACATCTACTGGTAAATGGTTTACAGACGGAGATGGCTCAGTTTTAAATATACCGTCTGACCGTGGAGATCTTTCAAAAATTGCAGAATTAAAAAAGGTTGCAATGCATTACGGAGATGATGGACTTGGTAAGGCCGTATTTGTTCCAGGACTAACTCAGGTTAGTGAAGAAGAATATTCTGAACAAAAGGCAAGATTAAAAGAAGGACTAATTCCTTCAATGAATGACTTAGGTGCTTGGCATGCAGCACAACAAACATTAGAAAAGCATGGAAGAGGGGCTATAGATGAGTGAAGAGCAATACATCCGTGCAAGTCTTAACACAGAAGAAAAAGAAGACAATATTTTTAAATCTCATGATCCATTTAATAAAAGTTGGGATGTTTTAAAAGATTACGTTGGGCTTGACCAAAACTTTCGTCGTAGAACAACACGCAATTTAACAAAGTATGCAGCACCAGAATTTAACGCTGCTTATTTAGATGCAGCAAATGCAACACCATCTGGGGTAGATGCGGGATCAAAACAAATCAATCCTGGCACGGTATACAGAAATGGTTATGGACTATTTGACGTAATAACTCCTCCATATAACATGTATGAATTAGCCAACTTCTATGACACATCATTTGCTAATCATGCTGCTATTGATGCTAAGGTAGAAAACGTTGTAGGTTTGGGATATCGTTTTGATATTTCAGATAGAACGTTATTAAGGTTTGAAATGAACGATGACGCAGAAGCGGTAGAACGTGCTCGTAATCGTATTGAAAGAGCCAAGATTCAACTACGTGACTGGCTAGAGAATTTAAATGATGATGATAGTTTTACAAAAACAATGGAAAAGGTTTACACAGACCTTCAGGCAACAGGCAATGGATTTATTGAAG